TATTCTACCTGTGGCTTCCATTTGTGCAAGACCACGTTTTGCTTCTGCACGTAAATCTTCAAAAAACTTTACACCATAATACTGAACAACATCTGCAGGAACAACATATTCACCATCACTTAATTGTGCAGGTATATCATCACGAACTTCTTTAGCTAATGATCCCGGAGGTATTTCATTACCACTTACAGGATCTCTATCTAGTCCATCATCTTTCATTCCACCTTCTTCAAATAGGCTCATTTGTTGTTCCATGCTCATTCCACCTTTATTAAATTGACTAGGTACACTAGGGTTAATTTGTTTTTTATTAAAAATTTTATCTCGTACTTCTCTAAAATTTTTAGCAGCATCAGAATTATTAAGATCATTTTGTAATTTATTTAATCGTTGCATTGTTGGTGCATACTGTTTGGCAAATAATCTATTTTGAAACTGCATACTTTTCATAGCATTTTTAAATTCCTGAGATTGTGGTCCAAACTGTCTTGCAGCTTCATTAACTTTTCTTTGATATGAACCTAATTCTTTTTGTTGTATATTATTAAACTCTCTAGCTTCTTTTTGCATAAGTTTAAATTCTGGAGTATCTCTAACAAGACGATCTAAGTCCATAATTTCTTTTTGTTCTTCTTGAGTAGGTCTGTATGGTTGAGGTAATCTTTTTGGAGTTGGTTGTGTAGCAATTGCTTGCTGTAATCTTTTTGCACTTTCTTGTTGTTTTTTCTTTAAAGATTCATTAAAATTTTTTCTTGCTTGTTCTATCATAATAGCTTGTTGTTTAGCTCTTTCCTTTTTTTGAGCATCAGTTAATTTAGACTCATCTAAAGCTATAGGTTTAATAGTTAAAGCTTGTTCTGGAGCAGTTTGCTCTGCTTGTTTAACATTCTCTGGAACAAATGTACTAGCTGCTTGCTGTGCTTGTTCTGATGTTACAACTGTTGCAGATGCAGGAGGTGGAGTAATTGGAGGTGGTGGAGGTGGTATAGGTTGAGGTGCAGGTTGTTGTACAGTTTGTTGCACAGGTTGTTGTGTTGTAGGTGCAGGAGGTGGTGGTGGAGTAACAGCAAGTGCAGGAGTTGATACTGCAGGTGCAGGTTCTGTAGTAGTAGGAGTAGCAACAGGAGCAGACTCTTTTGGAGGAGAAGTTGTAGATTCTACATCATCTTTCTCATATACAATCTGTCCATCAACAATAGTACCTTTATGAGCTTTAATAGGTCTTCTTACTAAACCACTCATCTGTTGTTCCATTGTTGTTCCACCCTTGTTAAATGTTTTTTTTAATTTATCTGCAGCTTCTGTTAATGCTTGTTCTGTTTGCTCGTTTACTTCAGTTATACGTTGCGTTATTGGTTTTTCATTTCCAATATTCACTTCTGGAATCTCGTCTCTTTTTCTGTAACTAGTTTTTTTACCAATAATTTCATCTTTCCAGTCATAAATATACTCATCTTCTAATCCTAATTTTTTTGCACGTTCACGATTTTTAACTCGGTAAGAATCTTTTTTACTCGCATCTCTTATTTTTACAAAATTATTTAAATCTGTTAGCCCTTTTTCCTTTAAAGCTTTATTAATAATATCATTTACTGGTACGAAATATGATAGATCTTTATTACCCCTTGCATCTTCAACAACCACTGAAGGTTGCCAACCCCTAGCATAGTTGTCAGGCGATGTGAATCTGTTATCAATTGAATAACCATCAGTAAAAAGTTTTCGTAAATTTATTAACTCTTTTTTAGTGAGTTTTGACACTCCTTCATAGCCTGCTTCAAGAATATTATTTTTAAGGTCTTTAAGTTCTTGATTGACTGATTTCACTACATTATCCAGATTCTTTTCTTGTTCTAAAATCATATTTTGTTCTTTTAAGGCCTCTTCTTTGTTACGAAAATACCTATGAGTCATTTGTGGATCAGGAATTTCAGCGGACTTTTCTTTAAACTGTTTGTTTAACTTAGATAAACTTTTTATTGAACTTAATAGTGGCCCTTTAGTTGCTGCTTTAATTACTTTAGGTGTAGGAAAAATATCACCTACACCTTTTAATCCTGAGGCTGCTCCAAGTGCTGCAGTTCCTGCAATAAACTGTCTTCTATTTACACCTGTTCTTTTAGAAACTTCTTTAGCTACATCATCAGAAGCACCTAAAGGCATCACTAATTCTTGAAGAGATTTAACTCCTGAACTAACACCCTTACTTGCTACAGGAGATAAAGTAGAAGCATATTTATGAGCTAGAGGACCTGCAGCTAATCCTAAAGTTTCTATTGCAGCATTAGTTAATGCACCTACATCTTTATAACCACTGTCAATAAACTTACGTGTATTCCTTACTGGAGCTATAACCCACTCAACAGGATTTAACATTTGGTTAAGTGTTGTATAAGTATTAGGATTAGTTACAGTATCTGCAATTATCCTAGGCAAACCTTTTACAAACTCTACGTGTTTGCGTAATTCAGGAGGTATAAAATATAAAAGACGATATTTAGATTTGTCCATTATTGTTCCATTTTGTTTGCATTACTTAGGTTTAAAATTTGTATTCATTATCTATAGTAATTGACTGACCCGGACCTTCTATAATTTGAGGTATTTTATCTGTTCCTATTTGAAAGTTAGCTACAACTCTGCTAGCATCTATATCTTTCATTGATAAAGGTCTATTAAAAAAATAATTTTCACTTAATAAAGTTAAATACAAAAGACTTACTTCCTCTTCAGTATATGCAGCCCTTGTTTTTAAACTTCTGTTAGGATCTGCTAGCATATTAGCTGCTATTTTTTTTCGTTCTGGATTATTTGCATGAAAAGTTACTTGACTTAACAATTCTTTATCTATATATTTAGCTTGAAGTTTTTGAATATCTGGTACAATAGTACCTAATCCCATTTTTTCTAATCCATCTGCAAGAGGATTTTTACTACCCTGATCTTCTATAGCTCTAAGTCCTGAGAAAAAAGTTTTATGAAAGTCTTGAAATACTATTGATTCAGCTATTTCTAAAGATAAATTATCAGCCTTTAAATCTTTGTCTATATTATTTCCAGTAAAAGTATTTTGTTCCATATCCTTTATCAAAGAAGAATTTCTAATATTTTTTTGTAACCTAGCTATAAAATCCTCTACATTATTTATATTTGATTCTAAATTTGTTAACTTTGATGGATCTATCCCACCCTTAGAAGTCATGTCAGTAAATTTTATTTCAGGATTTTCATCTGTCATTAATAGATCAAATATAGTTATTCTTGCTGCAGGATATTTTGGTTTAGATGCAGTATAAGGAATTGCCATATTTGACATAGGAGATATTTGATAAGGAGGAATTTCTTTTCTTTTAGATAGAGGTAAATTCATTCTCTCTGATACAAGCCTAGCTTCAACTTCCATTAAATCATTATAATATGTAAAATGTTTTTTTATGTTAAGAGTAGTATTACCTTTTCTAAGATTTTCAAAATATTGTTTAGGGTCTGTCATTAAATCAGACTGTGTAGCAAATGTTAAAGGTGACATAAAATCGTCTGCACTTGCACCTACTTTTTCATATAACTCATATTTTAACTTTTTTGATAATAACTCAGCTGCTTTAGGACTTAATTTTATTGGTGAAGGAGCATTACTACCTGCTAATGTAGGATACTCAGTAGGACTTACTTTAGCAAGATCTGATACAATATCATAATCACCATTCCTATAAAATTGTATATAGTAGTCAGGTAACGATTTAGGACTAATACCAAATTGACTTAGAGCATTAAAAGTATCAATCTCCTTAACTACTTCTGCAGCATTTTCTGCTCTAGCTTGATTAAACTCATTTTTAATTTCATTATGCCTACCAAAAGTTAAAAAATTATTTTTTCCTTGTATTACATGTTGTATTTCATGAAATAATGTATTTAAAATAATATCTTGAGTAGCAGGAGTAATAACATTATTTAAATTGTTTCCATTTGTAATAATATCAAGATCTCTTTTATCATCTACAAGATTTTTAATATTTAATTCTATTATTCCTCTAGGATCTGTTACACTATAACCATAACTATCTATTCCTCCCTCGTGAACATAATGACCAGAATAACCTGTAGATCTATTAGGATCAGTAAATTTAACATTTAAAGTTTTTAATTCTGGAAATAATTTAAATAAATCCTCATGTTTAATTAAATCTTGCAATTGGATAATGGGATCTCCTTGTTTTGGATTTAATGAGGATAAATACATTTTATGTAGCATTGTATTATAAGGAGTAACATCTGCAAAATCGCCTACATTATTTAAAGGATAATTAAATTTAATACCACTATCATCTATTTCAGTAAACAATACATTATTTTTTCCCGGCATCCAACCAGTCTTAACCCATATCTCATTTAATCTTTTAGTAACATTTACTTGATCAACTGGTTGTAGTAATTTAATATCATTAAATATATCACCTTTAGCATCTAAAGCCTTCGGATAAATTTCTTCTTTATAAAGTTTATTTATTGATCTTTTTGCTACTCTATAAGAAAATTTACTACCCCAACCAAATCTTCTACCAATTTTACTTAAATCAGGATCTTTTATAATTAAAGAAGCTGTTTTAGTTGTTTTACCTTGAACAGGTACAAATATAGGATTAATATGATCTAGTAAATTATTTTTATTTTGTGGATTAGTATTAATATTTTTACTAATACCTGAAGAAATAGGTTGTAAACTTCCATTATTAGGTGGAAAATTATTATTTAAAAATTCTTGTATACCTTTACCTGCATTATAAACACCCTTACTAGTTAAATTAACAGCACCTTTTAAAGCTTGACCTCCCGGTATTGCTTCTGAAACAACTAGAGCATCATATAAAGCTAAAGATCTTAAACGAGTTACCTCATCATCTGTTGCTTCATTAATATTAATACCTTCTCTTTTAGCATAATCATTTAATGTATCCATAAAAAGTTGTTTAGTAGATGTACTAAAATGCTCTATATAATTAACTGTTCCCTCTGCAACATAATTTATAGGACCTTTCTGTGCAGCTTCTTTAAATTCATCAAATACACCACTAGCTGCTGCTTGAATAAAACCCTGAGGATCTTTTCTTATACCATCTTTCATTTTTTCTATAGCATCATTATACTCAGAATCAAGATCCATTCCTGCTAATTTTTTTGCAAAAGGTTTAAACAAAGGGAGAGTATAATGTTGTCCTAATTCTGCTAAACCACTAACTAAACTGACAACATTGTTTGCTGCTATAGATCCATAAGATTTACCTTTAGATTTAAGAGGATCTAAATTATAAATATAGGGTCTTGTTTCTTTAGCATTAAACTTTAAATTAGCATAATCCTCTTCACTCATAGATTCATAATTATGTAGAGGAGATTGATTATTCAACTGATTTGTTTGCATTACTATTTAACTCATCTCTAAGATATTTCATTCTACGTAAACAAGCAATAGATCCTTGTAGTTTATAGATCATAGACATATCACTTGCTTGCTCTAAAGTTTTATGTTGTTTAGCTATAGCATCATCTATATACTCTACAAATGCATCCCATAGCTCTTTATCAGTAGTAAGTTTTCTCAATGTTATCATTATTGTATAGGTCCTTGATCACCAGTAAATCCGGGTTCTTGTGGAGTTGGTACTGAACCAGTTCCTATTGTACCACCACCAGAGCCTTGTGTATCTTCTACCTGTCCACCCGGAGGTGCAGGTGGTTGACCTTGTTGTTGTGGCATCATTCCTTGTGGAGGTGCAGGTGGTGGATTTTGTGCTTGAAACTTTTTAAGTATCTCTGCCTGCACAGCAGCTTGACTCATAGAGTTAGCTACCTTATCAGGATCAAGATCCATACTCTTAGCAATCTCTCTAACAATATAATCCATTCTAGCAAAAGGTGCAAGGGCAGGATTAGATACTGTTTGCATAAACTGCATAAGTCTCTGACTTCTAACTTCATTAGCCATTAGACTTTCTGTGCCTTGAGCTTTAACTTCAAGATCACCTTTAATCTCTGGATCAAAGTCAAACTGCATATTAAAATTAAAGAATGCCTTACCTAGTGGTCCTAATAAATAATCATCTACGTTTTTAATAACATTACGAATAGAACCATTAGCTGCATTCATTAACATAGATATACCAGAAGCAGTTCTACCTACACCTTGTATACCTGTTTGTCCATGAGCAAATGAAGGAAAACCAGTAGACTCATCTGAAAGTTGTCTAGCTTTATCAAACATCTGCATATTTTCACCGGCTACATTAGGAAACTTAGTTCCAAAGATTCCCTGTCCGGGAGCACCACCCTGTCTTCTAAATACTTTTCCGGGATATACTGTAAGATCTTGTCCGGGAACTAGGTTAGTCTCATCTACTTCTATTAACAAGTTTCCTGATAGTGCAGCATTATCTACACTCATTCTCATAAAACCATTCATAAGAGTTTGTGTATCATCCATGTTTTCTGCAATACCTACACCAAATATATTATATGGATTCATTTCATAAGGTGTAGCATAGTAAGGTAGATAAGCAGGAGTAAATGGATTCATTACTAATCTTAATACACAACTGTTACAAACCCATGCATTAACACTTACTTGCTCTACATCTTTTAATTCTTTAGGTATATCTATATCATATTGTTCTATAATCTCTCTATCTACAAAACCCCAGAACTCTAATACTTCAAATCTTTGAGAATAATCATCTTCATTACTCTCATCCATTGCATGTTCCCACCATTCTTTATTATAGTTCTCACCTATCTCTAATGCTTTATCAATAGCATTTTCTCTAAAGAAAGGTCTACGTTTTAATGCACGTAGTTGTGAACGAGACATCTTGTGTCTCTCTATAACATACTCTGCTTCATCCATATTGTTTGCATCTGGATCAGGATAGAAGTTCCAGATAGAAACATTAGAAGTTTGTGGTACAGTTTTAAATACTGGATTGTATTCACCTTCTTCATCCCAATTAGGATATTCTTTATCAACTGCAAAAGGTCCTTTCATAATACCAGTACCAAATAAAGCAGCTTCAAAAGCAGCAGATCTTAATTGTTTCTTAGCATTAGACTCTTCTAATTGATCATGTATTTTCTTTTCCATCTTTTTAGCTGCAATCATTGCAGGGTGAAACTGCACAGCAGATGGACTTTTACCCGGTTTAAACTCTACATCTTCCTCAACTGCGCTCAGATCGTCTTTAAGAGGCCCTACACGGTCATTAAATTCTGGCAGTGTCTCCCCCGGCAAAAGTTGATTTGGGTCTGTAGCACCCGTTTCTGTCTCTCCTAGAGCCTCTTTGAGTTGTGGGTTAGTTTCTACACTAACTGTATCTTCAACTCCTTCAGGTAAAACTGTAGGATTAATACCTAATGGAAAACGATTACCACCAAATAATACTTCTACTAGTTGTCCATAAGCAGCTAGTACTTTTGTTTTAGTAACTTTTACAAATACTCTAGATTTTTCTGTAGAAGTAAACTGAACTTCAGGACCATAGATACCCCTATAGTTTCTGTAAGATTGTATCCATCTTTCTTCATCACTTCTTCTGGCAGTTTCTGCTTTGCTAAATTTTTCTTTTATAAATCTTTCTATCTGACCTGCAGGTTCATCATTGAGAGCATCTGCTTTAACATCATCTATTGCTGCAGATTCTTCAGCATCCATTGCCATTTCTTGTAAATCTTTTACCATAGTCTATCCTTAATATCCAAATGTTGCATCAGCTGCTTGAAATCCAGTTCTTTGTGTTTCTGGATTATAGTCAAATAAATTACTTCTTGGTCTTGTCATTATCCCATATCTTAAAGCATCATATAAGTGGTCTTCTGAATTAGTATCTACATCTTCAGCATTATTTTTATCAAGAGGTATTATCGGTAGTTGCGAGATAATATTTGTGCAGTTATTAAAAAACACCAATCTAGGTGCTTCGGTAAATTCATCAATTTGTAATCTTCTGTGAATCTCGTTTTTTCCTGCAATTCTACTCCCTTTACTTCTATCAGATGGTCTCCATCTGCACCCCTTAATAATCATTTGTTCTGCCAACGATGGGCCAGTGTCACCACGCCTATGCCAAAGAGAGCTATCAAGTACACCGTAACGTATAGTTCCATCTTCTTGCTCTGCCTCCAATACCATGTCTGCTAAATCAGTTGCTAATACTCTAGAAACATACAGTTCTCTATACACAATTAACTGCTCATCAGGAGCAACTGCAAACCAGAGAACGCCTGTATAACTTCCGTAGCCATAGTCACAGGCTCTGAACTTAGTCCAACCACTAGGTATATCGTAAGGCTCAACAACATGAGTGGCTCTGTTCCACTCAGGAAAAGCTGATCCTTCACTAACATCCCAATTTCCTTCCAATAACTGTTTTCTTTGACTCTCTGGAAGTGAAAGTAGGTTGGCCTCGTACACTCCATCTTCTGCTAGATAAGGATTATCAAATAATGTAGCAGGTATAAATCTTCTTTTAAATAATGGTTCACCTTCTTTACTATGACCTTTAGGCCACATAAGAGGTTTACCTGTGTCTATATCTGTTGCCCAAAAAGATGAGCCATAAGGTGCAGGGTCTACAAACATTTTCTTTACCCATTGATGTCCCGGACCTCCGGGGTTTGTAGTAGCCCTCATGTAGATAGGTAAGCTAGTATCACTAGTACGTAAACGTGAACGTAAATAATTCCAAGCATAAGGAGTAGACCATTGTGTAAGTTCATCAAATCCTATCCAACTAAATGCCTGACCTTGATATCTTGTTACGTCATCATCTCTATCTAAGTAAGATAACCAAAGAGTTGCTCCAGAAGGTGCTACCCAAGTCTTATCTCTTTCTAAAAACTTTATATCAGGAACAGCTTGAGGGTATAATTGTTTAGAAACTGATATAAGTTCTCTTAATTCTTCTGTTGTACGTCTTACTAATAATCCTCTAAAGTTTGGATTACTAAAGTATCGTACTGGATCTGCAAGCATTGCATAACTTTTACCACCACCTGCTGATCCTCCATATAATACTTCACGTTCTCCTGCTGATAGAAAGTCTGTCTGTGGACCTTTATTAGGTTCAAATATTATTTCTGTTGGTTTTTCTTCAGGCTGACTGTAAACTTTCTGTTGAACTGGCTGTTCTTCCAATTCTTTCTTTGGAGAGTCTTTCTTCTTTTTGTAACGCTTCTTTGTACCTCTTAGCGAGGTAGCTTTGAGCTGAAGCATTTGACTTACGTTTTTGTTCAATTCTAATTCTCTTCATTAAACCTACATGAGATATTTCTCTACCTGACTCTTTACTTAACCAATTAGCAACTTGTCTATAGCTATATTGTCTAATATACTTTTTTGCTTTTTCAAGTAACTCTAACTCTTTAGGAATAGGTAATAATATATCTCTATCATTCTCATCTTGTTTATAGCCAAAAGGTATAACCCTTCCAACTCTAACTACAGGTTGCCAATCATAGCCATACTCTGTCTTTTCAGGCTTAGGTAATTTCCAAGTTTTATCAATCTTCATTTTTAGGTGGTAATATAAATAATGGATTTGCAGCTGATACTTCTACTTTATCAGTCTTAACAAATCCACCTCTATCTAATATATCTTTTGCTGCAATCATTCTTTCTTTATTACCAAGATCTGTAGGATTATCTATAACCTCAGCTAAAGAGTAAGCAGCCTTAGTAGCTGTAGTTGCTAAAAACTTTTTAGTTAAGTCTGCTATCTCATCTTGTAATGCATTAGTAATAGTAGAAGTAGCTAAGTCATGACTATAACCTGCAAGTTTTTTAGCTGTAACAGGATTACCTTTTGCTTCTTCAAACAATACATCAAGAAACTTCTGTTGCTTTTCTGTAAGTTGTCTAGCCATTATATATCTTTTCCTTTTTCTGGTAGTACTTTATTTGGTATAATCTGGCACATTGGTTTTGCTTGAAACA